GGACTTTCGAAGACTGGTCTATCACTGTTTACAACGATACGAACTTCTCGGTTCGCAATTCATTCGAGACTTGGATGAACGGTATCAATGCTCATGAAGAAAATAGCGGTCTTACTTCACCTACTGCATATCAATCAGATATGCAGGTTCGTCAATTAGACAAGAACGGTGACGTATTAAAGACGTATCAGCTTCGTGGGGCGTTTCCGATAACCGTTTCACCAATCGAACTTACTTACGATCAGGCAGGTGCGATCGAAGAGTTTGAAGTTACGATCGCGTATCAGTACTGGACTTCGGATACTACATCCTAGTTTTAGCGTGGTACTAAATAGTGTACAGGGAGGTATCTCCTCCCTGTCATTTTTATATTAGGAATAATCAATGGCCGATTCAACTTTCAACATATTTGGTTTCGAAATCAAAAGGAAGAAAGAGAAGCAAGCAGAAAAACTTGTTTCTGTCGTTCCTCCTACTGACGAAGATGGCGCGGGATACGTTACTGCGTCGGGGCATCATTATGGTTACTATGTTGATATGGATGGCGGTGCGAATGCTAAGGATAACTTGCAACTTATACGCAAGTATCGTGGCGTTGCACAGCATCCAGAAGTTGACATGGCGATCGAAGAAATCGTCAACGAATCAATTGTCACTGGCGATAACAAAGCATCTGTACAACTCTCACTTGACGAAGTCGAAACATCGGAGTCAGTCAAGAAAAAAATTCAGGAAGAGTTCGATAACATTTATTCCATGCTCAACTTTAATGACTATGGGCATGACATCTTTCGTTCTTGGTACATTGACGGAAGAATATATCACCACTTGGTTGTCGATGCCGGCAACGAAAAGGCAGGCATTCAAGAAATACGTTATATTGACTCGTCTAAGATAAGAAAGGTCAAGGAAGTAAAGCATAAGACTGACCAGAAGAGTGGTGTGAAAGTTGTTGATGAGGTCAAAGAGTTTTATATCTATGAAGAAAAACCAGGCAACAAAACCAATGTAATCAAACTTTCTACTGACAGCGTCAGTTATGTTACGTCCGGTTTGCTAGACGAGAATAAGCGTCGAGTGGTTTCTTATCTTCATAAGGCAATTAAACCAATTAATCAGTTGCGCATGATGGAAGACAGTTTGGTTATCTACCGTCTCTCACGTGCACCTGAGCGAAGAATCTTTTATATCGACGTGGGTAACCTGCCACGCGGTAAAGCAGAACAATATCTAAAAGACATTATGGCGCGATACAGAAATAAACTTGTATATGACGCCAACACGGGCGAACTGAAAGACGATCGAAAGCATATGTCTATGCTTGAGGACTTTTGGTTACCACGTAGGGAAGGTGGTAAAGGTACAGAGATATCTACGCTTCCTGGTGGCGAAAACCTTGGTCAGATCGATGATATAATCTATTTCCAGAAGCGCGTGTACCGTGCGTTGAACGTACCAGTAAACCGTCTAGAACAAGAAGCGCAGTTCTCGCTCGGGCGAACCAGCGAGATATCTCGGGACGAAGTGAAGTTTCAGAAGTTTGTCGATCGCCTTCGCGCTCGTTTCGGTAAGTTGTTCTTAGGTATTCTGAAAAAGCAATTACTGCTTAAGAATATTATTACCGAACAAGACTGGGAAGAAATGAAAAGCGATATCTTCGTTGACTATATGCGTGATAATCACTTTACTGAATTGAAGGATAGTGAAATACTACGTGAAAGAATTGCTACCCTTGATCAAATTTCTCAATATGTTGGCACTTACTTTACACAAGAGTGGGTCATGCGTAATGTTCTACAACTTTCTGACGATGACATAAAAGAATTGCAGAAAGACGTTGAGAAAGAAGACCCGCCGGAAGACGGCGATAACATGGATATTGAAGCAGAACCTGCAGGAGAAGAAGATAATGAGTGAAGATATTTTAAAGATGATTGACGCGATTAATTCCAAAGAATACAACGACGCGAACGATACGTTTAATGGTTTGATTGCACAAAAATTAGATCAGGCATTAGAGCAAGAAAAAGTTAGTGTTGCCTCTAGTGTTTTCGGTAGCAAAGAAGAAAACGAATTCGACCAAGAAGTGGAAGATGCCCTAGAGGTCGAGGAAGTCGAAGAAGAACCAGAAACTACGGAGCACGAGGATGAAGATCTTTGACGAAATGCGTCATCATTTAAAGGAGTCGATGGATCCACGCGACTTTACTGACAAACCAGGATACGTCGTGGTTGTCAAATTTAAGAAAGGCGGAGAAGAAATTAAATACTACTCCGAAAAAGAGCAAGCGGCAAAGAAATATGCTGATCGAGTTAACAAGGTTAACAAGGTCGGAGATGTGGCGCGTGTTCTTAAGACTGATGGTCGTAAGATAATGGAAGCAGTAGATCCTGCTGATACTGGCGGGGCAGAAGAAACAAATATGGCAGTAAAACAGATTGCTGCTATGCGTCACTTCCTCGACGGAATTGAGTCTCGTGTCAAGAAAGAAGGCGATATGGAGGAGTGGTTTCAGAACAAACTCACCAAAGCAAACGATTATCTTAAGACGCTATACTCATATGGTAAGGGTGATGTTGCTGAATCTGTGGGGGAAGAAATTGATGAAGCAGTTGAGTTTCACGTTAGACTGGATCACCTTGACGGCGATAAGAGAATGAAAGGTGCTCTCGATTTGCTAAAGAAATACGAAAAGTCTAAGAAGATTGATTTCGAAGGCGAAACTGATAAGGGTGTTGCCTTTTCTGCCAAAAGCAAGTCTGATATATCTAAACTGGATAGGGAACTCAAAAAGTTTGCTACAGGTGCTCAGATGAATGAAGAACAGGATCCTCTTCTTGCTGATGAAAATCCAGTCACGGAAAATGGTCAGGACTGTGCGAAATCATTCCAAGATATAAGGGAAGCAAAATCCGTAGTGTTCTCTAAAAAAATTAAGGGTATGCACGGCGAAGTCAAGAAAACAAACAAGGGGTTTGTTGCTTATATTGACGGCGACGAACTTGATACCTACAAGAATTTGAACGATGCCAAGAAGGGCATTGAAGTAGCAATGAAAGAATTGTCATAGTCAAGATCAAAATTATTATAAATAAACTATAAAACACGGAAACGATTATGAAACTAATTGCCGAATACACCGAAAGCGATGTTCAATGCATCGTAGAAAAAAGGGAAGATGGTACTAAAAAGTACATCATCGAAGGTGTCTTTGCGCAAGCAGATAAGAAGAATCGTAACGGACGTGTTTATCCAAAAGCAATCATGGAAGGTGCTGTTGGTAAATACGTTGACGAACAAGTATCTAAGCAACGTGCGGTCGGTGAATTAAATCACCCTGAAGGACCAACTGTTAACTTAGACAAAGTTTCACACCTCATTACCGACCTTCGATTCGAGGGGAATAATGTGGTGGGAAAGGCATCTATACTTGAAACTCCTATGGGTAAAATCGTTCAAGGTTTACTCGACGGTGGTGTAAGACTAGGTGTCTCGACTCGTGGTATGGGTAGTCTTGAGCAGAGAAATGATGCAATGTACGTTAAAGAAGACTTCATGTTGAATGCGGTCGATATCGTACAGGATCCGTCAGCGCCAAATGCATTTGTTAATGGAGTTATGGAAGGCGTTGAGTGGGTTTGGAATAACGGCATCATCGAACCTCAAGTAATTGAGAAAGTAGAGACTGAAATTAAGAGAGCTCCAAGCAAGCGACTTTACGAGACGCAGGTTCGCGAGTTTAAAAATTTCCTCTCGTCACTGACTAAAAGCATATAATAGGAGATAAGCATGAATCCAGAACAGGAAAATGTTGAGCTCCACGATGACGAGCAGGAAATCGTGGAAGCTGCTGCAGAAAAAATGCCAGTCGGCACCGAAGACGACTCAGAGAAATCTGTGGCGAAAGCGGGCGACGCAACTGGTAAAGCACCACTGCCTTCAACTGGCACTGCATCTCACAATACTAAGCAAGAGCCAATGCCACGCACCAAGGCAGGTATGGTAAATGCTATGTATGGTAAGATGAATGCTATGAAGAAGGTTGAACTTCAAGCAGCGTATAACAAAATGATGGGCGAAGAAGTTGAGATGGAAGACGAAGACGTCGTAACAGAAACCCGTGCGGTTGAAGTTAAGGTTGACTTCTCTGAAGATCTGAATGCTTTGATTGAGTCTGAAGCAACTCTTTCTGAAGAGTTCAAGGACAAGACTGCTGTAATCTTTGAAGCAGCTCTTAAGAGCAAACTCTCTACTGAAATTGATCGATTGGAAGAACAGTATCGTACCGAACTCGATGAGGAAATTGTCCGCACTCGAGATGACATGGTCGAGAAAGTTGATTCCTACCTTAACTACGTGGTTGAGAACTGGATGGAAGAAAACAAACTTGCTGTACGGCAAGGTTTGCGTACTGAAATTGCAGAAGATTTCATGAACGGTCTTAAGACTCTGTTCACTGAATCTTATGTAGACGTACCTGAGTCCAAGGTCGACCTCGTTGACGAATTAGCGCAGCAAGTAGCAGAACTCGAAGAGTCTCTGAACAAGACTACTGAAAGTGCTATTCAAATGTCTGAGGCAATTGAGGGTTATCAGCGCGAAGCGATTATTCGTGAGCATGCTGAAGGTCTTGCTGCTACTCAGATTGATAAATTACGCTCTCTTGTAGAAGACGTGGACTTTGACGACGAAGAATCTTTCTCTAAGAAAGTTAAGACCGTCAAAGAGTCATACTTCAACAGCAAGAAAGTATCTGCTGATGAGTCTATCGTAGAAGAAACTGAAGGCGAGGCAGATGATACTGTCGAGACTTCTAGTTCTACTTCTCAGTACCTCTCAGCGCTGAAGCGTTTTAACCAGTAAAAAAATAATAGGAGAAATATCTAATGGATATTAACTATCAATCTTTAGTTGAGAAGTGGAGTCCCATCCTCGACGAAAATAGTGCGGGTGACATCAAAGATGCATACCGTCGTAAAGTAACTGCTGCTGTTCTTGAGAACCAAGAGCGTGCATTGCGTGAAGAGCGTTCTCAAGAGAGCGGTTTCCTCACAGAAGCAGCACCTGCTAACAACACTGCTAACGTAGGCACTTGGGATCCTGTCCTGATCGCTCTCGTTCGTCGTGCTATGCCTAACCTCATCGCTTATGATGTGTGTGGCGTACAACCTATGTCTGGTCCTACTGGTCTCATCTTCGCGATGCGTTCACAGTACAAGACTACCAAAGCTGGCGTTTCTGCGGGCGACGAAGCATTGTTCAACGAAGCAGCGGTCGGTTTCTCTGGCGACTCTTCTACTACTGGCAACGGCACTGGTCCTTCAGGTCTTTCTGGTCTGACTGACTCTAACGGTGACTCTTCACTCAATAACGACCGTACTGGTCCTTATGCTGGTGACGCTTACACTACTGCTGAAGCAGAAGCATTGGGCGACGGCGTTGGTGAGACCTTCGCTGAAATGGGTTTCGCAATCGAGAAGTCAACTGTTACTGCTAAGAGCCGTGCGTTGAAAGCAGAGTACACTCTTGAACTTGCTCAAGACTTGAAAGCAATTCATGGTCTTGACGCTGAGCAAGAGTTGGCGAACATTCTTTCTCAAGAAATCCTTGCAGAAATCAACCGCGAAGTAATTCGCACCATCAACTCTCAGGCGAAAACTGGTTGCTTGCAGTCTAACACTGCTATCAACGGTATCTTCAACCTTGAGACTGATGCTGATGGTCGTTGGTCTGTAGAGAAGTTCAAGGGTCTGATGGTTCAACTCGATCGCGAA